AAAAAGTTTGCAAAAGTTCGGCCATGTAAATTACCAAGCCTAACAATTCAAGACCGCGTGAAAATTTTCCAAAAATTTTTACCAAACCTCCGGCCAAGTAATTTTCAAGGTGACCCTCAAATTCCTAGAGCATACCACAGACTTTTCCGATATAATTGTCGTATGGAGCTCCAGACCAACCAAATCGAGATCCCGGACTTGATGGAGGCGCTGTCGTATCGCGCCAAGATCGTCCGCAAGTATGGCGGCAGAATCCCCAAAACGAATGAGGGGATTCAAACTGGCTTCTATAGGCCAGATCTGCTCCCACAATCGGCAGAAGTCCAGGTTTCGAGCACGAATATCGCCATCCCCAAGTTGAGGGTCGATGAAGGCAACTGTGCATCATCGAGTTCCGCGGGGACCAAACCAGCGGAAGGTCTGGATCCCGCTGGGCTCCCTGGTCTGGTCTGTGAGAGTGGGCAAACCGCCTCCGCCAAGAATGACCTGGTTTCGCCCATTTCGCCGAAGGGCACCCTTGCAGAAGACGAGTCCCTTGCAAAGGCGTTGCGGGCTGCATTCGTCGAGCTGTACTTTGACCATGGGTACCCAGCGCAGCCGAACGGGAGCCCCTTCTGGCACAAGCTGGAGTTCGAAAGTGGCCTGGCTTTTGCGACGTTCCAGATCTTTCTGGAATCGGGGGAAGAAGGTCCGCGCGAACTGTACAAATTGGCGGAAAATTCCGAGGTTTTGCAGGTCGTTTCTGCGCAAATGGGGCGAAAAGTCAACAAAACCGAGCTCCTTTTGCATGTGCAAGAGTACTACATTTTGCACTGTTGGCAGGGGCGGGTACGCGCGTATGATCTGTACAAGAACGCTGCTTTGCGTCATCAGCGACTGCTTCGCCAGGGCAAAATGGAGGACAACCACTACCAAGTGGCTGCTCGCATCCTGAAGAAGCTGGAGGAGTACTTCCTCGAAGATCGGTTCATGGATGAAATGACGCCGAAGACGGCTCTCGACGCACTTTCCAAGGTGGTCGCGATCCAACGCGTGTCTGTCGGCCTCCCCGCTGCTGGCCCATTGTCGATGCAGCAGCAGCCGACTGCGACCAGTTTCGAGATGATCATGCGAAATGTTGCGCAGCAGCAAGGCGTCACGCACGACAACATGGGCGGGTCTTCCTCCTCCGCACACACCAAGCAGCTGATCGATGACGTCCTCCAAGACGCCGGTGCGGCAGCGAATCTGCAGGAGGTCATCATTCGCATCAGCCAAGTGTCAAGTGGTGCGGAGCCGACTCCGGAGAAGCGATTCCCTGGGAGACAGATGAAGAATGTGGATGTGGAAGATGCCACTGTGATCGAGGCGGAGCTCCGCGATCTTGGGACGGGGATTACCGTTGGTGGAGCCGAGGGTGGCTGAAGCTGTCAACGGGACGTTTTCGCGTGCAGACCTTGAGGCTGCACTCGATCCCCGCACCCAGGAATTCCAGCAGCTTGTCCGGCTGACTCCTGCGACTCTCGCTCACTACCGCACTCGTGGGCGTTGGATCGCAGCGCCTCACTTGCTGCATGTCGCCAGTATTTTGGCGACGGAGCTGACTCGTGGGGATGCTCGGATCATCGTTGAGCTCCCTCCGCGCCACGGTAAGAGTGAGCTGATCAGCATCAATACGCCGATTTGGTTTCTTGACCACTTCCCATGGGCTAACGTCATCTTGACGACGTATGCTGCAGAACTGTCGGTAGAATTTGGGCGCCGGGTACGTGATGCGTTCTTGGAGAACGAGAACGGAGTATTGCGTCCGACAGTCCGCGATGATGCCCAAAAGATGAGCATGTTCCTCACCTCGGAAGGTGGGGGTATGCGAAGTGTCGGTATTGGTGGTCCAATCACCGGTAAGGGAGCTCACCTGCTCTTGGTGGACGACTACATCAAGAACTGGGAGGAGGCGTCTTCTCCCAAGACGCTTGAGGACATCTTCAACTGGTTTATCACCACTGCATATACCCGTCTTGAGCCGGGCGGCAGCTGCGTAATTCTGGCAACCCGTTGGGTGATTGATGACCTGATCGGGCGGCTTATCGAGGCGGACAAGGAGAATTTCTGGACGGTAATTCGGCTACCCGCACTTGCGGAGCCCAATGACCCTCTGGGTCGCCCGGAAGGTGAAGCTCTTTGGCCCAAGCGTTACAGCACTAAGAGCTTGAACAGTATCAAGAAGATCCTGGGCGAGTTCATGTTCTCGGCCCTGTATCAGCAGGCGCCGAAGAAGGTGACAGACTCGAAAGCGGACATTTCCAAGATCAAGGAAATCGCCGTTGTCCCTCATGGCAATTTTCGTTGGTGCCGCTCTTGGGATCTTGCGGCCACCGAAAAGGACAGCACGAACAAGGCAGACTGGACTGTCGGTACCCTGATCGGGACGAACTCAGTGTCCGATCACCTGGGGCAAACGATCATCGCAGACCAGGTGCGCGGACAGTGGAATCCTGACGGGGTTGAAGAACAACTCCTGAAGACGGCTCAAAAAGATGGGCCGATGATTCCGATCATCATTGAACAGGAGCCAGGTTCTTCGGGTAAGAGCTGGGCGCTATACCTCAAGAACACGCTCCTGAAGGGATATCACGTCGAGATCAAGCCTTCAGGCGGCTCAAACAAGTGGATCCGTGCGCAACCGTACATTGCTGCGATCACCGACGGTCGAGTATCGTTCGTAGTCGGCTCATGGAATAAGGCACATAAGGAAGAGTTGCGCGATTTCCCGAATAGCAAGTATGATGACACGGTCGACTCTGCAAGTTTGGGGTTTGCGCACCTTCACTTGACCAACATGGCGTCTCCGATCTGGGGTCGTACGCCTTCTGGGCTGCTCGTCCCGCAACAAGCTCTGTCCGAACAACCTGTTTACGCTAGCAGCGTAGTGTGGGGAAGATAATGTCTACCAATCCTATCTCTGGTTCCTCTCTGTTGAACCGCATGTGGCTGGCTGCTGCAGCTGGCTTGGGTTTCAAGGGTGCTCGGGACTATTACGAAGTCCTCGGGTACAAGCGGCTGCTGACCCCGCAAGACCTGATGGCCAAGTACGAGCGTCAGGACATCACCAAGCGGGTGGTTGACAAGCCGTGCGAAGCCATTTGGGCTTATCCCCCGGAGGTGAAGGAAGGTTCTGCGAAGGCGAAGAAGGCTATCAAGACCCTGAAGAAGCTTGGCTTGTTCACTGCACTGCTGCAGGCGGATCGGTTGTTGTGCTTCGACCAGTTCTCGATCTTGTGGCTTGGGCTCCCGGGCAACCCGGAGACTCCCGCTTCTGCGTCCAGCGTGGAGGACATCAAGTACATGAGTGCTCACGGCGCTGGCAGCGTCGATATCACCAAGTACGAGCAGAACACGAACAGCGAGCGGTTCGGCATGCCGGTGGAATACCGGATCCGCATCGATCGCCAAGGAATTCCCAACTCGGCCTCGATCCCTGTCACGGTTCACTGGTCTCGTGTTGTGCACCTGGTGGACAGTCCGCTGCAGGGCCGGATCATGAGCAATCCGAGATTGGCTCCGATGGCCAATCTGCTGGATGACATCTTCAAAATCGCCGGTTCCAGCGCAGAGACGTACTGGCTTGCTGCCAACCGAGGCATGCAGGTCGACATCGACAAGGAGATGCAGCTCAGTGCTCCGGATGCGCAGGCTCTGTCGGACGAGTTGGATGAATACCAGCACCAGTTGCGTCGATTCCTTCGCACCCGAGGTGTCAAGGTCACCAATCTGGGTTCTGATGCCGTCGACCCCAGCAACGTGTTCACGACGTTGATCGGCTTGCTAGCTGCGGCCTCTGGTATCCCGCAACGTATTTTGCTGGGTGCTGAAGCAGGTCAACTGGCGAGCGAGCAAGATCGTGCCAACTGGGCTGAAACGGTGAACCAGCGGCGCACCACGTTCGTCGAGCCGTACGTTCTCCGCCCGCTCTTCCTGCACATGGAGTTCTTGGGCATTCTCCCCAAGGATACTACCATCGACCTGGAGTACGAATGGCCGGAAGCGTTCCGCCAGAACCCGCTGGAGAATGCGCAGACGATGAGCGCGAAGGCTCGTGCGCTCATCAACTTGTCGCGCCAGAGTCAGTACGGTACTCCGTATGTGGGCATGAAGGAAGGTCGCGCTTGGATGGGACTGCCCCCAGAACTTCCGTCCGACGACTTCCTGCCCATGGCAGCTGCGGCACCGAAGGGTGGTACCGGAACGCAGAAGCAAGGCGGGAACAAAGACACCGGGGGCGCCGGCGGCAACGACGGTTCTGGCGACTCTGGTGGTGGAGCGCAACAGACGGATACCACCCCAGCGCACGAGGGTACTGCCGATCGCCAGTCCAATTAAATTTGGGGGTCCCCTACTAGATTGTCCTATTAGGCCTGTGTTATAATTGTGG